GGACGGCCTTTGTGGATGGTGTGATGGAGCGCACATACACAGACGAACAGCTGGTCCACATTGACGACGGCCACGACGTGGACTTTGAGGGTAAGCACTATACAGCCTATGAGGCTACCCAGAAGCAGAGGCAAATTGAGCGGACCGTCCGCAGGCTGAAGCGGGAACAGGCGGCATACAAGGCCGCAGGGTTGAAAGAGGACGCCCAAGCGGTAACAGCCCGCATACGTCGGTTAAATGCAGAATACAAGGCGTTCAGCGAGGCGGCGGGGCTACCGTTACAAAGAGAAAGAATGCAGGTTCAATATCCGGAAGGGCTAACCAGCATAAAACAATTTTCCGGGCTGGAATCATATCAAGGGAACATAAAAATTGTCGGTAAATTCTCTTCCAGACAATATCAGGTGCAGCTTGACCCGCCGCAGATTAGCGGCGTGACAGACCACTTTGCAAATAACCTTACGATGAAACCGGATAGATCTGCATTGACGATTGAAGCGTCGCAGAGTATCATAAATAACAGCAGGTTAGTTTTGTATCAGACTGACCGGAATACATTGAAATTCTTGGCAGATAGCGGTTATGTAGTTTTAAGCGTTGACGGGAAGATTGTAACAGCGGTCCCGGAAAAGCTAAGAAAGAAGTATCGGGACTATTTGGAGGGGAAATGATATGGCGAAAAATCACAATGATAAATGCGTTTGCCCTCTTTTTGGGCGAGAAATCCTATATGGAGAGTGCTATGAGGTCCAAGAAGTTCGGGAGGACGAGATGGACATGGAGCTTGCAATAGAGCCGTTTGACGTAGATAAAGCAAATGAAGTCTGCGAGAAGTGCAAGTGGTATGTTGTGGAGGGCAGCGCGTGATAAAAGAAATTAACGGGAAAACATGGTATTGCTGCCCGTACTGCGGGAAAGCTCTTTTCCCGGTTCGACCGGATACCAAAGTAGAGCACATGCCGTTTCGATGCAAGGCATGTAAGCACGACATGGAAGTAAATATCGCATAGAGCCAAGAGCCTGTGAGCCAAGAGCCATCAGTTTCCGAGGATTCCTCGGTGGTTGATGGCTCTTTTTGTTTTGCCGAGAGGCGTAAAACCGCAGGGCGACGGCCCTGACAATAAACGGAGGTAACTACTATGAGCGAACCTATCAATAATCCTACCCAGGCCCCTGCGCCGGAGCCCGCCCCTGCGAAGACCTTCACGCAGGAGGAAGTGGATGCCATGATCGGCAAGCGGCTTGCGAAAGCCATGAAGGGTATGCCCAGCGAAGAAGAGCTGACCGCCTACCGCACCTGGAAGGACGGGCAGGCCGGAGAGAAAGAACGCTGGGACAAGCTGACTGGCGAGAGGGATACTCTCTCCGGAAAGCTGACAACCGCAGAAGCGGAGAGAGACCAGTTGAAGCGTGAGTTGTATGTCCTGAAAAAGGGCTTGACCGGCGAGGAGGCGGAGTTCATCGCTTTCAAGGCAGGGAAGATGGTGGACGACAAGACCACCTTTGAGCAGGCCGTGGACGCGCTTACCGCCGACCGCAAGAAGACTTCTTTTGACTGGACTGCTCCAGTGGGCGGAGGGAAGACAAAAACAGGAGAAAACGATGTAATGAACGCCCTGATCCGGGGCGCACTGAAATGAAAGGAGAACATAAATGGCAGTTGACATTATCGATAGAAGCAAACTTTCTGGGCTTATCCCTGAGCCCGTAACCCGTGAAATTATCCAGGGGGCCGTAACGGAGTCCGCTGTGCTGCGGATGGCCCGTCGGCTGCCCAACATGACCAGTAAGACACAGACCCTCAATGTTCTGGACGCACTGCCCACCGCCTACTTCGTCAATGGTGAGCCAACCACCGGAGCGTCCGACTCCAAGGCTTCGCTGAAAAAG